ATTTGGTATCATAGTCTATTCTTAAGAAATTACTTGATTCTAAGATGTAATTACTGGTATCTCTAAATTTGGTATCATAGTCTATTCTTAAGAAATTGCTTGATTCTAATATGTAATTACTAGTATCTCTAAACTTGGTGTCATAGTCTATTCTATGAAAATTACTAGTTTCTAATATGTAATTACTAGTATCTCGGAACTTGGTGTCATAGTCTATTCTTAAGAAATTACTTGATTCTAATATGTAATTACTAGTATCTCTGAATTTGGTATCATAGTCTATTCTTAAGAAATTACTTGATTCTAATATGTAATTACTGGTATCTCTAAACTTGGTGTCATAGTCTATTCTATGAAAATTACTAGTTTCTAAGATGTAATTTGAAGTTTCTTTAATAATATCTCTATTATTGATAGTAAATTTGAAATCTTCATTTAAATAAGAAACTATATTAATATTTCCATTAACTTCTAATAAATTATTTATAGAAGGATACACGCCAATTCCTACATTTCCATCGCTTAATATAGTAAATACTTCTGATGTACTATTTGATGCATTAAATATACTATAAGATGAGTTCAATTGTTTTATATTAAACGCACTTCCTAAACCTTTATTTTCTACACTTAATTGCTCTGTTGTATAAACATCAGTATAAAGTATTGTCTTTTCTCCGTATATTATTAAATTAGAAGCAGTTAAATCTCCTAATATTTCTAGTTCATTTTCATATTTATTATTAATAATAAACTTATTAATATCTCCGTCTGCAATACTATCTGCACTTAAATCAGTTATTCTATTAGATATTAGATTACTAGTCTCTAAGATGTAATTACTAGTATCTCGGAACTTGGTGTCATAGTCTATTCTTAAGAAATTGCTTGATTCTAATATGTAATTGCTAGTATCTCTAAACTTAGTATCATAGTCTATTCTTAAGAAATTACTAGTCTCTAAGATGTAATTACTGGTATCTCTAAATTTGGTATCATAATCTATTCTTAAGAAATTGCTTGATTCTAATATGTAATTACTAGTATCTCGGAACTTGGTGTCATAGTCTATTCTTAAGAAATTACTTGACTCTAAGATGTAATTACTAGTATCTCTGAATTTTGTATCATAATCTATTCTTAAGAAATTGCTTGACTCTAATATGTAATTGCTAGTATCTCTGAACTTGGTATCATAGTCTATTCTTAAGAAATTGCTAGACTCTAATATGTAATTACTAGTATCTCTAAACTTGGTATCATAGTCTATTCTTAAGAAATTGCTAGACTCTAAGATATAATTACTAGTATCTCTAAACTTGGTGTCATAGTCTATTCTTAAGAAATTGCTTGACTCTAATATGTAATTGCTTGTATCTCTAAACTTGGTATCATAATCTATTCTTAAGAAATTACTTGACTCTAAGATGTAATTACTAGTATCTCTGAATTTGGTGTCATAGTCTATTCTATGAAAATTACTAGTTTCTAAGATGTAATTACTAGTATCTCGGAACTTGGTATCATAGTCTATTCTATGAAAATTGCTAGTCTCTAAAATGTAATTAGATGTTTCTTTTATGATATCACGTTCGTTAATAGTAAATTTATAATCATCGTTTAATGGTGAAATAATGTTGATATTACCCTTTACTTCTAATAAATTGCTTGATTGTGGATATACTCCTACACCTAGATTTCCTTTATTTAATAAAGTTAATAATCTACTTTCATTATAGTCTATTATAAAAATATCATTATTGTCATGTATAATATTACCAAATTGTGTAATATGTAATGCTGCATCATTATCATAATTTGAAATATTTATTTTTTCAGATACATATATATCAGTATTAAAAACAGTTGTTTCACCATGAATTATTAAATTTGAATTAATAGTTAAACTACCATTTAATAATAAATCATTATTGTAAACATTATCAATAATAAATTTTTTATTATTATTGTCTCGTTGTATTATATTATCTGTGGTTAGATTATTTATTATAGATAGTAAATTATTTGATGCAACAATCAATTCATTACCGATACCAGATGTTATAATTTCTGTTTTTAAATATCTTAATAATACAATACCACTACCTCCGCTATATCCGCGATTAATATATCCTCCACCACCAGAACCAGTATTAGGTATGCCCTTATAATTTATATTATCTATATAATTACTACTCCCATTACCGCCTCCTCCTAATCCACCATATGAGTAATTTATATTACTACCTCCTCCACCTGCAAAAAATATTTGATTTAAATTAGCATTATAATATCCTACATCACTATCATTAAGTAAATCAAAAATTATTCTAAAATTATAAGTATCATTATTAATAGTATCAACTATAGAACTTATACCATCACCTCCATCATACAATTTACCAGCACTTCCACTACCACCTCCGCCACCATTTATTTTATATCCGTTATTTCCTTTAAAATATATTTTTCTATATTCAAAAGCATCTATATTTGTATTTAAATTTGAAGTTCCCCCATTTCCGGAACCACTTCCACCTTTTCCAGATAATATATTAGCAGAACCTCCGCCATTAACTATTATATTTCCAAATACAGTATCAGCACCCTTTGTATTTTTTTGTAAAATTGTATTGGTACCATTTATTAACTCTGTTACTCTTCCTGCACCACCTCTTCCAACTTTAATATCATATATTTTTTGTTCAATTGTTGCGTTATTAATTAAAATTAATTCACCCGCACCACCTCCACCTTCATTTGCACCACCTCCACCACCTGCAATTAATAATATATCACAAGATGTATAATTTGGATCATTAAATGATATTTTATATAGCGTATATTCGTCTAATTTAAATAGTTCCGTAATATCTGTTTTATCCAATACTTTATTGTATATTCTAATATCAGAAATAGAACATCTTAGATTTGTATTTAATCTGTGTGTAGATTTCCCTACATTTTTAATAATATATTCGGAGTCAATTGAAATACCTATCCTATTATAAAGTAGTTTTTCATAAATTTCTCCAGGATTATTTTGATTATTTACATATAATCCCCACGTTAAATTTTTATTTATAGTCCATACAAAATGATACCACGTATTAATATATATTTTTATATCACTTATAATATATTCATTATCAATACCTTGACGTATATTTACTGCTAAATAATTAAAATTTCCTAAATTAATGATTTTAATTTCAAACCTATATGTTGACGCATTTCTATTACTAAAACAAAATATAAACTTGTCACTATCTACAAAAGTATGTATTTTAAACCAAAATGAAAATGTAATACCTACTTCAGAACCTCCTTCAATTAAATTATCCGAAAAAATATTATATAAATTAAAATCACTATCAAAATCTGCAAAAGAATTTAATTCTCCGTTAAAATATAAATAATTATTATCAAGAGGAGTATGTTCGTATTGTTTATGAATAGTTGGTTCCAAAAATACATCTGAAAGACTATTAATAATCAGATTATTTTTTTGTATTCCGACACTTTTGATATTTGAAGTATCGGTTATTCCATCAAAATTAAAAAAATATTGTAATATATTACTATTATTTGCTTCAAATGTCGTGCCTCTATCTGGGTTATATTTAAAGATAAATTTCTCATAAGTAGTATTTTCTATTATATTTGGTATAAGTTTAGGTTCCACCGAAGGTTCTTTAATAACAATTGGTTCTGGTGCTATACTTAATATGCCATTATTAACGAAAATACCATCGCCTACTTTATAAATACCATAATTAGTTTTACTACCTTTTGGTATTCCATCTACATTTTCTATGTAAATATTGCTCTGAATATTATTTTTTATTTCTTTTATTATATTGTTTGAAGTATTATTAATTATTTCAACAATAATATTAGAAGATTTATCGGTATAACTCGAAAATGTTTCTACAATATTTTTGTTATTAATATATAATATATTTTCGTTATAGTCCCAATATAAATTAGAAGTAGTATCAAATTTGTCTGTAGTATTATTATTAAATACAATTCCCTTGTCTATATATTTAAAATTACCTGTTCCTCCTATTTTTTTTAGTAATTGTTTGTCAAAATTAATATCTGCCCGATTAATGCTATTTATATTTATATTAGTAATATATTGTCCATCCCCTATAAATTGATTCGCGCTCACATTTCCGTTTATTTCAATATCGCTATTAGCAAATGAATATACTGAACGCGAAGTACCAAAAGGGGTAATACTTGCCGACATTATATTATTATGCTTCTTAATAAAAATAAATTAAAAAAAGATTTAATATATAATCTCATATACTAATATAATAATATATATGATGCTAATAATAATGTAACTGATAATGAAATTGTTATAGGAAATATATGCAAAATTTCGCTATTTATATTATTATAGTCAATCTTATTTGATATAAGATTTTCTATATTGGTAATATCTTCAAATATATTATTATTTAAATAATATTCTTTTATATTTTCAATACTATATTTTATAATCATTTTTATAATAATAATAAATAATATTTATATAATATAATTATAAATGAGTGTAGATAATTTAACAACTACTGCTAAATTAATATATACGGAAAGGATATTTGATAATTTATCATCCGCTTTAAAACTCAATTGTACTAATACTTCTGTTTATAACGATTTAACAAATGAATTTCAGAAAAATTGCAAGGTAAATAATGTAGAAGGAGTAAATTATTTATATTCACCATATAGTAGAGGAGGCGACTTTAAAAAATCTATGAATATTAAAGAGAACTTTTGTAGTACTTGTAATGGCAATATGAAAGGAGGATGTTTTACATGTGTAAAAGGCAAAACATCATTGAACGCACATTATAATATAATTGTTGTAAATTTACCAAAATTATATAAAAAATATAAATTATCTAAAATGAAAAAATCTGTTAATAATCGTAAAAAAAAGGGGGGTGATCTATTTGACGCAAATAGTTCAATTAAAATGGATCACATTACCAATACAAATCATTTACATTTTGATAAATATACCCCTTATCAACCATTTGATATTAATTCACAAATATCATTATTAGGGTAAATACAATTCTTTATTTTTTTCATATGGACTATATTTATAAATATCTATATATATCTTTTTTTTAGCAATTTTTCCGTAATTATTTAAAACAATAAGCATTTTCTCAACTTTATTTCTAAAATCCAAAATAGACTTATCAATTTCGTCTCCTGGATCAAATCCATATATGTGTTTAAATTTTTCAGGTACAATAAATATAAAAGAATATAATATTTCAAGAATATCATTTACAATATCATTAAATACGGGCATATATACATATATATCATATCTATCTGATAATATATATACATATATTTTCATTAATTTATTAGCGTAAATTATTAAATTATTATATCTTGTTTTATCGAATTTTTTAACAAATTTTAAGTTATTTATAATATCTAAGAACTCTTTATTTTTTTTTAAAAATTTTATACGCCCATTATTAATATTAATATAGAAATTATTAGTATTTAATTCTTTAATAGTATCAATACCTTTATCTATATTTTCTACAACAACATCCTCTATATTTTTTTTTTCCGAATTATCTTTTTTAATATTATTATCAATATAATAATAAAAAATAATAATTATTATCATTGCGATCAATATTGATGTATTATATTTGCTTATTATAAAAAATATTAGTGCTAATAATAATATAGCCGAATAATAATTCTTTATAATATTATACATAATCCTATTTTAATCATTGTTTATATATTTTATTATATAGAAACACCATCTATAAAATAGATTATAAATGATAAAAATAGTAATATTATACCTACATACAATCTTCTTTCTTCTTTAGATAAAATATTAATTATAATATAAATATAGTTGTTATTGTCTACATAACCATTACCATATGCATTTGTAATATCATTTAATATATCTATTATCGTTTGCAATGTATTTTTATATAATTCTCTAAGCGATAAATCGTAGAATTTTTTTTCTTCTTCTATTTTATCCTTACTTATATTATGTGGTAATGTTTCTAGTAAACTATTAATTTTCTTTTCAATATTTTTTTCAATAAATGTATCTAAATCATTAAATGAATTATCAGATTTATCAGAATCTTTATTCGCATTGAAATCGTCCATTAGACTTACTTCATTATTTATTTTTTCTTTAGTAATATCAAATCTATTTTCAATCTCCACTTTTTTATTTAAATCAGTCATATTTTTACTTACTTCTTATCCGTATATAAGAAATTTTAAGTAAATTATATGACATCCATCATATCTATATTTGTTATTAGATTTCTTCGGCAACAATATCTCTTTAATCCCAAACTATTTAGTAACTCTCCGGTATGTATTTTTTCAAAATTTTTATATAATTTATCTACATCATTTGTATTATCTAACTTCAATTTTTCTTTTTCATAATAATCTGAAATATCTGCCATTACTCTTCCACAAGTAAAACATCTAATAGGAATAATCATTATATATATTAGTTCTTCTTATATTTAAATAATATAATCATTTTTTATATAATATATCAATAATTTTAAAAATTTTTATATAGATACACAAAATATAATAATTAGTTAATATAACAGAAAAATAATTAATAAATTTTTATAATTCAATACACGCGAAGATGTAAAATATAATGTTTAATCGCAAACCGATGTTTCAATACAATATAAATTGAGTTTTTTTCTTATTTCAACAATTAACTTACTAAAATATCCTTTTCCTTGTATAAAATTTTTTGATTTTATAGCACAATATAAATCTATATCAGCATTTCCCGAGTTAAAATATTCTGCATTTAATTCATTTAGTACATTATTTAAATATTGATCTGATGCATTAATACATTCTTCATAATTTGTTGAACTTGTTTTGGCAAAAAAACATTTTCCGATAACATACTTAGGGTTGATATCAGATTCTGTTAATGATTTAAGATAATTTATATCTAAAGGTCTCTTTTTTTTTTCGTGCCATTCATTACCGGATATAACATCTCCTAATCTTAAATGTATTAACGTACTATCTGTAATATTCTTTGGTAATAAATTTAGGTTTTGTTCTATATTTTCCATAACAATTTTTGTTATTAAATCTATATTGTTTAATTCATTATTAATTCTTTTTTCCAAAATATATTTACTACCAATTGAATTTGGATGTTCATTTAAAATTTCACATTTTTCACTTTCATTTAATTCTAATAAAACCAGATCTCCTAATCTATACGAAGAAATCATATATACATATGTTAGAAAATATTTATCTAATTTTACACAAAAAATTACTATTTAGATTTTCAGAGATACTTTGTAACATTTTATCATTATAAATATTATCAAATTATTATTAAGAATTGTTAAATCTATTTGTGTAAAGTAATAAAAATAAAATATTTTAATATATTAGTATAATTAACAATATCAATGAATGCTATATATGCAAAGATAGAAAATATGGAGGGTGTAATCAATTCTTTTAAAAATAGTTGCGATCCAGAGGTATTGAGAAAATTAGAAAAATCTGTTGAAGAATTATCTGTAAAATTCTCTGCCGTTTCTGCAGCATCTACCACTTCTTCCGAATCAATACCATCAAATTCTTCAGTTGATAATTCTTTACTAACTGATAAATTATCTGCTCTAGAAAAAGTTGTTGCTGAATTATCTACTGCCACTAAATCAGATGATTCCGCGACTGATGCTGCATCTGCTCTTGCTGCTTCTAATAATGCCGTTTCTTCTGTCGCCGCCTTTTCTGGTGTAATTACAGATTTAACTGAAAAATTAAATGTAGTATTCCAACACGTAGCAGAATTATCTGTGCGTGTATCAGCATTAAATGAAAAATTAAATGTAGTAGACCAAAATGTATCTGAATTATCCTTACTGGCGACTAGAATGGATAAACTAGAAAAATTATCTTCTCTATTTGATAAATTAAATAGCAAGGTAGATACTCTTGAGACTAATCTTTCTACACTACAAGATCAATCCGAATAATATGAATAATATGAATAATCTGATAAATGATATCAATCTTATTAATGATATTTAGGCGTCGCCTTCATACATTCTTCTAACATATCCTGGTCATATTTAAATATGTTAATTGCATTATTTAGAATTATACTATTTTTTTGCAAATACCCAAAGTTCTTTTTATGCAATTCAAGCGCATTAATAAAATATTGTTTTGCTTCTTTATAATTTTTATTTTTTAGATATATCATTCCAATTACAGTATTTAAATCAGACGATTTAATATTTTCTACTTGTTTGAATAAATCTACTGCTCTTAAAATATCTTCAGGTTCTATCGTATCCTTGTTATAAATTTTAATTAAATCTAGATATTCATTGTTAAAATATAAATAATTAACGCTATTTATGGTTGATGGGAAAATACCCAATTTAGAACCTTCAATAAATGTAACCTTATTGAAAAAGTATACATTTAAATCATTATTATCGTGAATGTATTTTGATAATGTATATTTCATAGATAATTTAAATTTATTTGTATCATTATATAATTTTTCACATACTTTAGGTTTAATAAGATAGCAACATTTTGTAACAAGTTTATTGTATACTTTTCTAAAATTCACTAATTTATCATCACCATTTATTGTATTTAAAGATAGGAATAGCATATCCCAAATATCATTATTATCATCTTTTAAATAATTTATAAAATCTTCAATATTGCTAATATAATTATTACTAATCAAGATATCATCTTCTATTATCATATGATATGACTTATCGTCCTTATCTTTTATTATTTTATATAATTCTCTATGTTTTTCATAGTTTGAAATCTGACAAGTATTCAATGTTTCAATAAATTGGTTATATTCATTATCGTTATCAAATTTGCCATAATCAACGCGTTCATTAAATGAATTTATATTTTCATCTATTGTTTTTGACGAAGGTTCTTTTATAATATTGGTAATGACAACTACATCATTTTTATTACATAATTTTTTAAAAACGTCAATTACATTATTTAAATTAGTTATTCTATTCTCTAGTTCATTTGTGTATACTATATATATATTTATAGTTTTAGGCATTATATATTTATTGTATTTATAAACTTTTATATATATAAATTATAAATAATATATAATATTATATATAATAAAAGTATGGATAATGATAATGAAAATATTATATATGAATATCCAATGCCTGATAGGTTAGTAATTATAGGAGATATTCACGGTGATATTAAAAGATTTAAAAATATATTATTAGATGCTAAGATTATTAATAATAATATTGAATGGATCGCTGAACCACAAAATACAATTGTAATACAAATGGGTGATCAAATTGATAGTTTAAATAGAGTAGAAAACAATGATTGGGAAGTTATAGAAGATCTTGAGATGATTAAATTTACAGATTTATTAGATAAAATTGCAAACGCAAAAGGTGGTAAGGTAATATCTATTATAGGAAATCACGAATTTATGAATATATTAGGAAACTATACTTATGTATCTGCAAAAAGTATTGCAAATAATGTAAAAAGAAGAATAGAATTATTTAAACCAGGGGGGCAACTATCTAAAATATTATCTGATAGACCTATTATTATAAAAATAGGTAGTTTATTATTTTGCCACGCAGGACTAACGGTATCTCATCTGTTTGTGTTACAAAAATATAATAAAGATATATTTTACTTAAATAAGTTATGGAAATTATTTGTTAATACAAATAATATAAATAATTCTGAAGATAGCGAGATATTTAGTAAAATTATATTAGATGATGATGGAATTTTATGGACAAGAAATTTAACTATTGGAGAAGAATTAAATATTGTATTGAAAAGTATAAATTGTAATCATATGTTTATAGGGCATACAGTAGTTGATAATATTAAATTGATTAATAATAATTTGTGGTATACAGATACTGGAATCTCGCGTGCTTTTGGAAATAAGAGTTATCAATATATAGATATTGTGGATAATAACGTTAATATAAAAACTTTGAATAATTAGATATTAGATATATTATGACTATTACATTATCTGCAAATGCTTGGAAAAGGTTGCGAATTATTTCTAAAATGTCTGTAAATAACGTATATTATAATAAATTCTTATTATCTGCTAAAAGCGGTGGTTGCAATGGATTTACATATAATTTTTCACCAATAGTTAACGAAACATTTGTATTTGTAAAAATTACTAATAAAAAACCTATAATAGTAAACAATAATGATATTTCTGTAATATTAGATCCTAAATCAGAATTAATATTATCAGGAACTCATATTGATTTTGAAAAAGGAGATTATGAAGAAAAGTTTATATTTAGTCGTAACAAGGATAATAGTAATGATAATAGTAATAAGGTATCTAATTGTGGATGCGGAAAGTCATTCTCAATCTCTTAGAGTAATAAATATTTATGTATATTAGAAGATTATGAATAAATATCCATTTATTTTAATTTTTGATATTGATAATACTCTTATAGGAGATGTAAGATTATTAAACGAAGATGCGCAATTATTAGAGTATATATACAATATTTGTAAAAAAGAAATGAAAAGAGATTGCAAATTGATAGAGAATATTAATATGCAAAAAGAGTTAAAATCGGGATTATTAAGACCTTATATTAAAGAATTCATAAAATTTTGCGATAATAAATTTAAAAATGTTGAAATCTTTTTTTATACTGGTAGTTCTTATAAATGGACTAATACATCTTTAGGAAGTAATATAGAAAAGGTTTTAAATAGAAAGATAAATCGTCCATTTTTTACAAGAGAAAATATGATAGGCACTTCAAAAGGTGTGGAAAAATCGTTGGCGAATATTTTTCCTTTAATTATTAAAACATTAGAAAACAGATATCCTATTATGCATAAAGAAAAAGAGGTAGATTATATAATTAGAAATCGTACTATTTTTATAGATGATATCAAAAACAATACTTATACATATGAAAATAGACAATTGATTTGTCCAAAATATAATTATCGTCCACCTATACAGGACATATCTGAAAAATTTGCAAAAACTTATGGAATAGACCCTAAAATTTTTAATAACAAAGATATTTTAAGTTATATGTGGAATAATAATATGCATATCTATAACAAAAATGGGAATATATATCAAAAAAATCGCGATTATTGTAATATGTGTAGAAAATTGGATATGAAATATAGCAGATTATCTAGAACAAATGACCGATATTATAAGGATTTAATTCGCGAACTTTCTAAAAAAAGCGTTAAATCTGATGTGATATCTGATAAAAATATAATGAGTGTTAACTATTTATTAAAATGAGTACATAATTTTATTTTTCTAAAATTTTTATAAACTTTTTAAAATTTCTAAAATTTTTTTAATTATGTACTCATTTTTTGAGTTTCCTAATATTACTTAAAAATAAATTGCGTATATTACGATAAGACATATTAATGTTTTTTAGACATCATAGAGCAGACACTAACGATAAAATTATGGATTATACTAACTTGCAATTACAATCAAGAATAATTTTTTATAAACTCCTTTTTAGATACAATTAAAATAATTATATAATAGGTAATGAGTATATATTTTAAAGATCATCCGGAATTTAAACCGAATATTTCACCAGGAGAAATGTTTAAATTAGGAATTATGGGAGGTTCTTATTTTAGACAAATTAAATCTCCTAAAACTAAAAAAATATATCAAAATCATCATAAAAAATTTAAATTTCTTAAAGATATTCCAGACAATTTATTAATCAAACAAGAATATGATAAAAGCGTTAATTATTATAAAGCAGAGGTTGGTACAAGTTACGAATATTGGATGGAAAAGAATTGGATAAGAGAAGATATAGATCCTTATGGGTGGATTGAATGGTATTGTAATTTTTATAATGGGAGAAGAAGCGAAGATGACATTCGCCAAATTAATAGATGGAAAAAATCTGCAGGACCTAAAGGAAGATTTCGTAATCAATTGCAAAATAAAGTAAATGAATTGAGAAGTAATAGCGATAAAATATATCCACGTTTACGCCAAACATTACTTCATTGGGCATATGATAGTCGCAAGATGAAAATTATATAAAAAATGATTTAATATATAATATACCTTTACTTACAATATACAAATGACAGATTTAATTAAAGAGACACCTTTTGATATTATTCTTAAAAACAAAATGTGTGAATTAGAAGAATTGTACAAATTGAAAACAAAAAACAAAAAAATGACATCAAATGTAAATGAAATTAATTTTATGGATAAGCAATTGTTTAATAAAATTAATGCTGCGATTAATAAAAAAAATAAGGAATCCAAAAATTATAAAAAAAAATGTGAGGGCGATATGTATAATGCTTTACAAATATAAACATATTATATATAAAAATATACTACGTATTAGTATTATGACTAATATAGAAAACACCAATTCTATTATAGATAAGGAAATCATAAGTTTTTTAAATAAAAATAAAAGAGAATATTATAATATAGAATTAATCAATTATAATAATGTGGATTTTATATTAGATATAGATAATTATTTAATTATCAAAAGAATTGAAGATATTAATAATTATAGATTAATCTTAGACAAATTAGTTAAACAACCCTTAATAAAGCAAAGAACTCCTGAATGGTTTGATGCGCGCAAAAATCGCTTAACTGCTAGTGATTTATACGATGCTATTAAAGATAATAAGAATAGTGAAATTATTGCAAAAAAAAAAGCAAAGATTATTAAGGATAATATAAATTATAATGCTATTAAAGCATTAAAATGGGGTACTATGTTTGAACCAATGGCGACACGTATATATTCGCAAATAAATAATAATATACGCATTTATGATTTTGGATTAATATGTGATCCAAATAATGAAAATTTCGGAGCATCACCTGATGGTATTACAGAATTAGGAATTATGGTAGAAATTAAATGCCCTTATAGTAGAAAAATTGTAAATAATTATATACCAGATAAATATAAACTACAAATACAAGGACAATTGGCAGTTTGTAATTTAAAAGAATGTGATTATGTAGAATGTAAATTCTTAATACTTGAAGAAAATATATATATGGAAGAATTAAGTGATGCAACTACAAATCACGGAATTATAGCGGAGTATATTAATAAAAATGGAGAATATCACTATATATATAGTGATAATAATATAAATGCAAATGATACCATAGATAATATTTATGAAAAAATAACAAATTTTAATATTGAAAATGAGAAGGATAATAAATATAAATTTGTAAAATTAAACTATTGGAAACTAGAACAAATAAATGTACAAAGAGTATTATTTAATAGCGAAGAATGGGAAAATACAAATAATAAAATTAATATTTTTTGGGAAAAAGTAGAAAATTATAAAAAACAACCTATTGAAAAAATTAAATTTATTGAGGATGATTAATTACGAGGTTCGCACAATTTAATTGTCTTGTTAAATTCATCTTCAAAATTATAATGAGGATTTACATAATATATAACACTATAATCTACATTGGCAGTTCCTGTTTTGCATATAGAATTATATGCTCCATCATCATAACTTCCCTGTTTATTTAAACACCCGCAAGCAAGTCCGTCAACTCTATCAGAATTTCCACAATTGATATTACATTGTAAACTAGATGATTTATTTCTATCTAAATTTATGTAATCTATAAATTTGTTTATTTTTTCACAATCGTTCTTAAAGAATATTAAAAGGATTTGAATAAACATTTTATGTGTATGAACGCATAAATCTGTTTCATCATTTTTAGTTCCTAACGAACATCCTTTTTTATAATGTGATATGGGTTGACCGCGATTGTGATCCCAAACAATAGTTGATTCGTTATTATCTTTAAGATATGGTGCTTGCGATATGCACGCATATATAGGAAATTTAGAAATATTATCTACACCCGTATTATTTTTTATATACCTTCTTATTTTATCTCTCAAATAATGCGTTAGATTTGCTGTTGTAGATTCTTTAATAATATCAAAATAATGTTCTAATATTTCTGTTTCTACTGCAATATTTGTTGATAAATAATTTTGAATTTGCAGAGGACTTAATTTAACACAACCTTGTGTTAAAAGTAATTTAACACTATCAACGCTAAGGTCACTTCCAATATAACTGCTTTTAATATTTGCACAACTATATTCTTCGTGATATCTAGGTGCAGTTTCTTCAGATAAAAATTTATCCGAATATTCGCAAGATGAGCTACCATCTACACATTTATTAACATCATTTAAAGCAAGTACACAATTTTTGGCAGTATCTCCTGATATCTCTACAACAAACAATTCTCTTATATTATAATCACAAACATTTATAATATAAAATATGCTTAATATTATAAATATTATTAATAATAATATCAAGTATAAATCATTAATTTTCATTATTTATATTATCTCTATATTAATTATTTTATTTTATTTTATTCAAAAATTATTTTATTAAACTCTTATATATTAAAATTATTATTATATTTATGCTCTAGTAATTGTAGGTGTTATTGCTGTTGTTACTGGCAATACTGCTTGTGCTAATGTTTGCGATACTGATTGTGCTAATGTAGGAGATGTTGCTGTTGTTGGTGCTACTGCTGTTGCTGTTGTAGGCGCGGGTGCTGTTGCTGTTGTAGGCGCGGGTGCTGTTGCTGTTGTAGGCGCAGGCGCAGGTGCAGGCGCAGGTGCAGGTGCTGGTGCAGGCGCAGGTGCAGGTGCTGGTGCAGGTGCTGGTGCTGGTGCTGGTGCTGGTGCTATATCACCAAGAGATTTTGCTATTTGTTTTTTAGTATCAATATTAGTGCCATATTGTGCTACAAGAGAATTATCGCTATCTACAAATAATTTATAACAATTATCTCCTCTTGTATTGCAAATTTGAAGATAATTATCATTTTCAGTACTTGTATTTATTCTTAATCCTGAAGTAGCAGTAGTTTCTTTAATTAAATTTAAGCGCGCCTCTTCATTAGTTGAAGTTCCATTTAAGAAGAAATCATAGAAACTACTATCGTTAGGAATATCACTGAAAGTAAAATATCTTTTTAAATTATTATTTATATTATTTTGTCCTGTATTAATATAATTAGAAGTGTGCGTAATATTATTATTAATATAATTAGTAGTGCGCGTAATATTAGCATCTACATAATTTGATGTATGTCTATTATTCGTAGATATCTTGCTATTTGCATAATCAATTAAATAATTTGAAGTATTACCAATATAATTAGAATTATTTATATGTAATTTATTTAATTCCACTTTCAATTCTTCTGTAGAAGAAGTGCTCTCATTTAATTTATTAGTATTTAAAGAATTGATTGTTTGTTGTTCTTCTTTATAATTATAGTAATCGTATACAATCCACGATAAAACACTTACTAATGCTATTAATATAATTATTAATACAAAATATAAAACTGCGTCCATTAAATCCATTATACTAACTACTATCTTATAATTTAATTATATTTTAATTAAATATAAAAAATACATTATTCCTTATTTTTATTCAACTATATCTATTATCTTAATAAATTCTTTACCATTATTTGTACTCTTATTAGTATCAGATATATTATCACCACCTCCTTCTTGAACGTCATCTTCTTCATCACTATCTTCATCTTCTTCAGAACTAGCAGTACTGTCACTTTCACTATCTGTCACATCATTTCCGCCAAAAAATTCTTCATTTTTATTATTAATATTTTTTTCTTCATTATCATATTCATAATCTTCATCAATATCATATTTCCCTCCTCCCTCTAATTCTTTATTATTGTCTTCTTCGTCTTCTTCGTCTTCTTCATCTTCTTCGTCTTCTTCACTTTCATAATCCCCTCCATTCATTACATCATCATATTCATTATATCCTTCTTCTCCACCTTCTTTA